TTGGTGACGCTGACTGAATGGTTGGCGGCGTTGTTGACCTGGACGAACAGCTGGGTTCCGGACGTGATCAGGTTGACGTTCCAGAAGTCGTTGAACAGCCCGCTCACGGCGCCCGGGGTGGCGCCCGCGAGGGCGTTGCCGCCCGCGGAGGTGGTGGTCGACCGGAACGCGATCATCCGGGTGAATCCGCCGGAGGGGACCCCGTTGATCCCGGCGGGACGCAGGTCCACGACGGTGCCGCCCGCAGTCGGGTTGGCGACGTTCAGCACGGGCCCGTCGGCGCCGAGGAAGGTACCGGCAGGCGTTGCCGAGGTGATCGACGTTCCTGGGGTCAGGATTCCTGTGCCCGTGGTTGAGCTGTAGGTCCCAGCAGCCGCCTTGCGGCCGGCCTGCTCGGCGAAGGTCGTCGCGCCCTGAGGGTCGTCGAGGCGGAAGAACCAGTCGGGGCCGAGCTTGGTGACCTCGTGCGTGAAGCAGTCGGTGAGCGTGCTCTGTGACAGCTGGGCCATGGCGTCGACGGCGACCGGGACGACGAGCCCGTAGGTGCCGCTGTACATCCACGACTGCGGGTAGCGCTCGATCATGCCGGCGTACACGGGGTACAGCTGGCCCGGCGTCGCGAAGGCCGAGGCGGTGGCCGCCTGCTCGAGCTGCATGCCGTCGGCCTGGAATGTCCAGTTCGAGCCGGGCGCGGTGGTCAGGGTGGCGCCGAAGGTGAGCGCAACCGCGCCGGCCGGGACGGTGCCGGTCTGGGTGACGGTGGTCCAGGTTGCCGTCGGCGAGCCGGTCAGCGTGACCGTGGAGGCGGTCGTGGTCGCGATGGTGGCGCCGCCGATGCCCTGCCACAGCAGGAACGGCGTGATCACCGGGTTGGCGCCGGTCGTGGCCGACCGGACGTGCCGGGTGATGGTGTACTGCGTGCCCGGGGTGGCCAGGATCGAGGTGGGACCGAACGCGATCAGCACCTGCCCGGTCGTGGCCGCGCCTGCGACCGGCACTTGCCAGACCTGCGTGCCCTGCCAGGCGGACGCCGATGCCGCGACGACGGGCGTCGCGTAGGCGCCGGTCACCAGCGATGAGGACGCCCCTGGGCTCAGGGGCGTGACCTCGCCGCCGGTGGCGACGTCGCCGTCGAGCAGGTTGACGCTCGGCGGCCAGTAGGCCCGCATGCGCCAGCCGCGGAACGGCACGACACCGGGCGCGAACGGGCTGGCGTTGTTGAACGGGTCGAGGTAGCCGTCCGTGTTCGTCCAGGAGCCGTTGAACTCTGCGGGCTGGACCTGGTCGAGCTCGTACTGCTTGCCCCGCATCGTGGACCAGGGCCCGTACAGTCGCGGCGTCAGATCGGTGTAGTAGGAGGCTGCGGTGTTGAAGTAGGGGTTGGAGCCGAAAGCGGCCTCGCCCCGGAGGTTCGGCCAGTTCGTGTTGATGGCCATGGTGCCCCCTCAGCGCTTGTAGGCGGTGTACGAGGTGGAGTTGCGGCCGCCGAGCTGAAGCATTTGCGTCTGCATCAGGTTGCGGAGATCGCGTTCGGCCAGGACGGAGCCTGCGATGTAGATGTTGTTGACGTAGACCGGCGCGCCCCCGCCCGAGGCGGTTGAGACCATGGGCCCGGCGCCGCCGCCCTTCGAGGCGGCAGCCAGCATGTCGTTGGACAGGACGAACTCGCCGCCGTGGACGATGGCCAGCTGCGGCGCGCCCTTGGGCCCGGGCACGTAGCCGCCGACGTCGTAGGACGCCATGCGCGACTGGCCCTTGCCGTGGCCGACGGTGTTGCCGCCGACTACCACCACGCCGCTCGCGGCGAGCATCTTCTGGATGTCGGTCATACCGGTGACGCTGACGTTGAGGTTGGTCTGGATGTCCGGCGGGATCAGGCCCAGGGTGTCGATGTACGCCTGGACCTTCTTGCGGGTCGACTCGGAGGTCGAGGAGGTGTTGACCAGGGCCTGGATTTGGTCCTTCAGCGCCTGGGTGGCCGCCGGGATGCCCATCTTCCCGTTCTTGATGTTGTCGTTGTAGACGTCGACTGCACCTTGAGCGGCCTGTCGGAGGGCGTCCCGGTTGGCCAGGGCGGCATCGCTGTTCCCGGTCAGCGCACTACCGTTGTCGATCAGGGCCTGCCGGACGTTCTTGAGCTGCTTCTGGAAGTTGTCCATGGCACCGGACATCTCGAGCCCGGCGGTCATGGTCTGCTGCGCCTGGGTAACGCCGTCGATCGCGCTCGCGGTGTCATCCGCGGCAGCAGTCGTCTGGCCCAACGCCGCGTCCTGGCCTTGCAGAGCATCGGTGGCGTTCTGGGTGCTGGTGGCGGCGGTTGCCTGCTGGGCGGCCTGGCGGTCCAGGGCGGCGAAGTACTGTGGGAAGTCTTTCGCGGTGTTGATCAGTGCCTTGCCGTTCTTGTCGGTAGCGGCAGTGATCTGATCCATGATCGACTTTGCTCGGTCGCCGTTGCCGCTGGCCACGAGGTTTGCCAGGGCGCCGTCGTAGTTCTTCGTCATCGACGCCCCGCCACCCATTTGCTGGCTGAGCTTGCCGATTACGATCCCGAACTGCGCCATCGGTTCGGTGTCGGCGCTGACCTTCAACCCCAGGCCGCTCATCAAACGGGTGACTTCGGCTCCCGAGCCGGCGAGCGCGGTACAGGCGTCGGAGGAGTCCATCAGCGCCACGGTCAGTTGGTCGACGCTGGGCCCCGCCTTGCTCGCTTCCCCCGTCAAATCGTTGAGCCACTTGCCGAGCCCGATGCCCGCCACTACAACGGCGCCGATGACGGGGAGGGACCGGCCGAGGGTACCCACCAGGCCGCCGATGCCGCTCGCTCCGGCCGCGGTCTCGGCTGCGGTGGTGCTGGCCACGGTCTCGGCGGTGAAGGTCTTCATACCGATGCCGGCGGCGGCCAGTCGCAGCTTCAGGGCATCGAGCGCTTCTTCCCCGAGCACCAGCTTGAGGACGAAGCCAGCGAATGCAACGCTCGTTTCGAGGATGCCGCGGAGCAGGGACACCATCAGCGCGGCCGAGGTCGTCAGGATCTTGGCGGTGAAAACCGCCAGCTGGGTGCTGCCTTCGACGACCGTCTTGATCAGCGCCGTGGTCATGCTCTTGACCCACATGCCCAGGGCCATCAGCAGGACGCCGCCGATCACCATGGCGAGGCCTTCGACGACCTTCTTGTGCCGGGCCAACAGGCTCATACCCGACTCGAGCACGGGGATGAGCACGGAGCCGATCTTGATGGCCGTGGCCGCAACTTCTTGCTTCAGCTGCTCGATCTTGAAGTTGAAGCCCGCGGTGATCGTGCCCCAGTTCTCGATGTCCTTGCCAGCGTGCTGCGACGCCTCGGAGATCGTCTTGACGTTCTGGGTGTAGGCAGCGAGGTTGATGCCCCCGATCTGCAACGCGGTGTTGGTGTCCATCTGATCGCCGAGCATGTGCCGCAGCAGCCCGGCGTAGGTCTGGACGTCGGTGCCGCCACCGCGCAGCGCGAGGTTGAAGCTGCTCGCGTTCTTGTAGTTGGTCAGGAATTGCGAACCCATCGCCTGAAGGTTCGGCGGCATCTCCTTGATCGCGGCGCTGTAGTCCTTCGTGGAGATCGTGCCGCTCACGACCTCCGTCGAGAGGTTCTTCAGGGCGGCCGGCATCGACTGGAGCATCGTCTGCAAGCCCTGCGCGGCGTCCTTGGAGCTCGCGAAGGTCTGGACCAGGTACTTCCCGTCCGGACCCATGTGGTTCAAGATCGCCTGGTTGACGATCTCGAGCGTGCCCGTCAGGCCCCTGCTGCCGAGGTTCTCCTGCAGGTCCGTGCTGGAGACGCCCATCTGGTTCATCCACTTGATCGCGATCGCGTTGGGCGTCTGCAGCGAGCTGATCGTGTGGCCGAGCATCTGGGTTGCCTGGTCAGCGGAGGTTCCCTGGCGTGTCATCTCGGACATGGCGCCGAGCACCTCGGCCAGGCTGATCCCTGCGGCGTGGGCCTGTGGCAGCACGGAGTGCAGGGCCCCGGCGAAAGCCTGCATGCTCGTCTTGCCGAGGGACACGGCCGCGACGATCTGGTTCATCACCGGGACGGCCGTCTTGCCGGTGGTGTCCCCCATGGCGGTCAGCGCCGTGGTCAGCGCGTTCGCGACCGTCACGACGTCGGCGCCCTCGGCGCGCGCGCCCTCGGCGGCAACATTCAGGACATTGATGCCCTGGGCACCGTGGTAGCCCGCGGACTCCACGTAGTACATGGCGTCGGCCAGCTGCTTCGTGGAGGTGGCCGTGGTGACGGCCATCTTCAGCATCTGGTCGGAGACGTCCGCGATCGGGCCGACGAGCCGTCCGTGAACGATGCTGCCGGTCTCGCCCGCGGACGTGACGAGCTTGGTCATCGACTGCTGCCAGTCGCCGGCCAATTTGACGCTGACGGCCGCAACGCCCACCCCGGCCGCGGCAACCATCCCGCCGACCTTGGTCATCGCCGGGCCGAGGCCGCCCATCTTGTTGATGAGCGACTCGCCCTCGACGCCGACCGCCTTGAGCTCGCTCTTCAGCGGCCCGGACAGCAGGGTGAGCTTGATGAAGAGATCGGCAACCTCGGCAGCCACGGCGCCCCCTCACGGATGTCGTCGACGTCCGCGAGGCGCGGCGGTGAGGGGCGATCAGATGAGCGTTTTCCAGCCGGCGCCGAAGTTCTTGGCGTAGATCAGCGAGGCCGGGACGCCCATGGCGAAGCGGAAGGCCGGCTGGAGGAAGGGATACTTAGCGCCGTTGACCAGGCCGGCGACTTCCAGGTAGTAGCCGTACTTGTTGGCCGGCGTCTTCGAGCCGTACGACGAGGGGAAGCCGACAGCGGTCCCGACCAGGATCTCCAGGGTGTCGCCGACCGTGCGTACCGCGGTGTGGGTGATCGCGCGTCGCAGGTTGCCGGAGATGACTGCCGGGCCTTCGCCGGGCAGCGCTGGGGTCCGGGTACCGACCTTGTGGGCCCCGTTGCTGGCGTTGATCTTTGCCTGCTTCTCGATCGTCAGCGCCAGCTCTGTCAGGGTCTTGGCGGACTTTCTGCGGGTTTCGGCTGCGATCTCGGTGCAGAGCTTCGTGAACACACCCGGCGTGAGTTCGGTGGCCAAGTCACCACCTCACTTCGGTCGCTCCTGGCTTCTGCTGGGCGCTGCGGTGAGCACGTTCCGCGGCGGCGTTGTTCGCGCGGCGCCCCTCCATGAGGAAGATCCAGCAGACTTGCCGCACGTAGTGCGGAGTGGCTTGATACTCGTCCCAGGTCCAGCGCATCTCACGCATGAGCTCGAACATCACCCACTCCTCCGGGGCAGCCCCGGATGCCCACGTCCCGTCGAGAATGCTCTCGACGTCGGTCAGGACGCTGGCGAATCCGGGGTCGTCGAAGGGGAGCCGTTCGCCCCCTTGTTCATCTCCTCGGCGATGCGGGTCTGGACGATCTGCGCGAACTTCGAGACCGTCTCAGCGGTCGCGGGCAGGTCGAGCAGCGGCTGCTCCTCGGCCCTCACACTGGAGTCGTACATCCGCATGTCGACGACGAGGTTGGCGATGCGCTCGTAGGACTCCCACAGGGCGGCCTTCGGGTTGAGCGGCTGGCCGTTGCTGTCCGTGGCGATGTCGGACACGAGTTCGTCCAGCGGCACGAGCAACGGGTTGCGGATCTTGACGTAGAGATCGGGCTCGCCGTCTTCAGTCAGTTCGGGGAACGTGATCGTGATGAAGCGCCCCTTGAGTCCCGCCATCTGGGACTCTCCTTTCGGGTAGGTGGTGAGTGGATCAGTAGGCTGTTGAGACGAAGTTGGTGACGGTCGCTGCGAAGGCGCCGCCGTCGGTGGCGTTGTAGATGCCGTCGATGTCGAAGGACGCCGTGACGTAGATGTCGTCCCAGGAGACCTGGCCCTTGTTCCAGCCCGACTTGGTCGACGTCATGGTGATCACCGAGCCGCCGAGGACGACTGGCTGGGTGAGGACGGCCGTGCACGGCTGCTGGAGGTACTGCAGGTACAGGTTGAGGTCGGCGTCCGACTCGAAGAGCGCCTTGTACGAGCCGCTGAAGTCGAAGACGCCCTGGAAGGTCTCCCGGGGCTGCTGGACGCCGTCGGAGCTGTGGATCGCCTCGACCGGCCGCTTGAGGGTCATGTCGTAAGACAGGCCGCGGGTGCTTGAGGCTCCCCCGTTGGTCATCGTCCACTGCCAGCCCAGGGCGGGCTGCACGGGCGAGAAGCTCGGCCCGACCTGGTCGGCGACCTCGGCAGACAGCCAGCCGGTGAACTTCGCCGAGGCGGTCACCATGGCCTTGGGGTCGATCTTGATGCCGAGCTCGCTGCACTTGCAGCCGGGGAAGCCGCGCGAGTGCGACGGTAGGCCGTTGGCGACCACGTCGTACTTCGTGAAGCTCCAGCTGGTCTGCGCGGCCGCGGGGTTCTGCTTGAAGCTGTGCGTCGACTGGGAGATCACCGAGCCGCCGGCTGCGGTATGTGCGTAGCGGGTGCCGGTCGAGGGCGTGGTGACGTTCGCGGTGTAGGGCCCGGAGCCGGAGACGGTCCCGATCTGGACGTACTCCAGGTTCGCGCCGCCGGTGTCGGAGATCTGGATGATCGCGTTGTTGCCGGGGTTGGCTGTGAAAGACAGCGGCGATCCGCCGAGGCCTCCGCCGACGACGCAGTCCGCGGTGAGGGTGGTGGTCACGCCGGCTGTGGTGACGGTGTCCGGCCCGATGATGGCGCGGAACAGGTACGGGAGCGCGTCCGCGTACGCCGCCATCTCGAAGTCGAACGAGCTCTGACCGGGCCCCTGGTAGAGGCCCTGGAGCCCGGTGTCGTTGTTCCGGAAGCTCTCGTCGCGCAGCGGGTCGTAGACGTCGACCGCATCGCACTTGGTCACGGCGAAGTCGAACCCCGGGGCCAGGTAGCTGCCCTGCGCGCTCTCCTTCCGGCCGCCGATGTATCCGAGCCGAGAAACAGAGCTCATGCCGACTCACCTCCGGGTTCGATGGCCGGCTGAGCGGCGGGCTTCTTGGTCTTGGTGGCGGGGGCCTGGTCGGCGCTCGCCGCGGGGGCGGCCGGCGGTTCGGGCGCGTCGGCCGGTTCGGGTTCCGGCTCGGGGTCGGGCTCGAGCGATGTGAAGCCGGCCAGGAGCTTGGGCTGGTCGGTCTCTTCGCCGGGGCCGACGGTGAACGGCCGCCCGTCGGGGTTGTCTTTGGTGGGCCACAGCGAGACGTGCTGCGGGTAGCCCGAGGTGTTGCGCTGGCGCACAGCGGACTCCAGACGTGCAGGGGAAAGGGCGTGCCGAGCCCGCGGGCGGCGGCCAGGGGTGGGGTGTGGCCGGCGGTCAGCCGGTGAACTCGAGGTCGTCGGCCTCGTAGGTGATCCGCGCCTCGAACGCGCAGGTCGTCATGGACTGCGGGGCGGACAGGAACTGCACGTCGATGGCGGTCGGGTTCTCGGCGACGGACAGGAACGTGCCGTGGGTCTTGTCGCCGATCGGGCCGCCGATGCGGGCGATGACGTCGTCGATGGCCTGATCGAAGGCCGCCTGGTCGCTCTCGGCGTTGCCGGAAGCAGCAGAGAGGGTCCAGCCGCAGATCAGCTCGAAGCCGTAGTGCGGCATCCGGCGCACGTTCGCGGACCGCGTGACCCGCACGGCGCGCCGCAGGACCCAGATCTGGTTCTGCCGGGTCGCCGGGGTTCGGGGCGCGTAGGCCTGGACGATGTCCCACCGGCCGCCATTGATCTTCAGCAGTGCTGGGAGCCCGTCGCCTGAGGTGGTGAGCCACGCGGTTTCGCGGGCGACAGCGTCGGCGGTGGACACGGGTCGGTCACCTCCGCCGTCGTCTGCGTGAGCTGTGGCGGGTCGATCTGCGGTGGTGGCCGGCGGAGTGCCGGGCGGCGCGGTGGGAGTGCGCGCGGGCGGCCGACATCTTCGCCCTGCGGGCGGCCTTCTCGGCCGGGGTCATGGCGGCCAGGTGCGCGCGGAGCGAAGCCGTACGCTTCGCGCTTCGGGCGGCCTTCTCAGCCGGGGTGAGCTTGGCGTTCGCCGCCTTGAGGGCCTTGGAGAGCTTGGCCGTGCGCGCCGCGCGCTGCTCGGCGGTGAGCTTCGCGTTCGCGGCCCTCATCGCCGCCGACTGCTTGGCCGCGCGCGCGGCCTTCTGGGCCGGGGTGAGTTTCGCCAGGGCGGCCTTGCGTTTGGCGGCCATCGCCGCCTTGCGCGCGGCGCGCTGCGCCGGCGTCATCGCGGCCAGCTTCTTCTTCATCGCCGCGACGCGCTTGGCGGTCTCGGCCTTCTTCTGCGCCGCAGTGAGGTGGTTCCAGCGCGCCTTCATCCTGGCGGCGAGTGCGGCCCGGGCCTTGGGCGAGAGGTGGTGCTTTGCCTTGGCCATTGGCTACTCGCGCATGTAGGGCACGAGCATGCTCTGTGCCTTGATCCGCAGCACGTCAGGGTCGTGGCCGTGGTCGCCGAGCGGATCGAGCTCGTCGATCACGTAGGCGGCGCCCAGATACTTGCAGGCGCGGACCAGGTCGGCCGGGACCGTGCTGTAGCCGCCGGAGTAGGTGACGTGCACCCGGGAGCCGACGGGCAGGAACAGGCCGAGCTGGAACCAGACGTGCCCGGAGTCCGGGTCCGGGCCGTCGAGCAGGGTCGTCACGGTCTGGGTGCCGCCGTAGGAGCGGACGATGCTGATCGAGATGTTCGAGTACGTCCAGTACTCGGGGTGCCGCGGGGCGAACTCGTTCAGCCAGATCTGCCGCACCTGATCGCTGGAGTTGAGCGAGGCGGCGTAGGACTGGCCGATCGCGCCCTTGATGTCCAGCGGGAGATTCGCCGAGTCGCTGAGCTCGTCGGGATCGATGCCCTCAGCGCGGTGCGACTCGGTGATGGTGAACGGGGCCAAACGCCGAGAGCACATGCCCTCCAGCTCCCGGGTGGCCTCGATCAGCGCCTGGTCGATCGCGTCCGTGGAGTAGTTGCGGACGAGGTCGGCGAAGGCGCCGTTCTCGAGCTGGGCGCGGGTGGCGAGGGGAATCGGAGAGTCTGACACCGGTCATCCCTCCTGCGTCCGCGGCGTTCTACTTGCCCTTGCCTCGTGGCTTGGGGGCTTCGACGACCGGGTCGGCCGGCGCGATCTCGGACAGCTCGGGTTCGGTGGGCGGTTCGTCCGGCTCGGGCTTCGATTCAGCCGCCGGCTCGGGCTCGGGTTCGGCGGCAAGCTCGGGCTCGGGCTCGGGTTCGGCCGTCGGCTCTACGGCGGCCTCGTCGGTCGCCGCAGGCAGCGGCTCATCGGTCGCACCTTCGTCCTCTGGGTCGTCGTCCGGCTCGTAGATGACTGTGAAGCCCTCCGCGGAGCCGAGTTCGGCCAGAACGTAGTCGGGGACCTGGATCGCGGCGCCGTCGGTGGGCCACGAGTAGAGCCAGGGGCCGTTGGGTCCGTAGCCGGCGGCGCTGCCCGCGCGGGTCTTGGCCAGAAGTGCGGCCATGCGTATCACTCCAGGGGACGGGCGGAGCCCGGGTGGTCCGGGCTCCGCCAGATGGGTGTCTGGGCTCAGACCGCGACGGCAACGCGGGACAGGCGTCCGGTGTACTTCGGGGCGCGGACGGCCAGGGTGGTGTCCGACACCATCGCGTAGGGCAGCGAGTCCG